GGGGGGCAACCTTTTTTTGATTATGGCAAAGTATAAGTGCATCAAGTCGCTGGCCGGGTATCGTGACGGAAAGTTCTTTTCTCACGGTCAGGGCGACGAAGTAGACCTTCCGGCGAAGGACGAGTACGTAAGAAAGGGGTTCTACGAAAAGGTGCCGACTAAGAAGGCACCGAAAGCCAAAAGCAAATGAGCGTAACGGTAACAACTGCCCCAGCGTCTGAGCCTATTTCCACGGCAGAAGCTAAGGAATGGCTACGCATCGACACGGCTGACACCTCACAGGATGCCGTTATAACGATCCTGATAAAGACGGTAAGGCAGAAGGTCGAAGAGTTCACGCGACGGGCGATGATTACGCAGACGATCACCTGGGAAGCAGCAGGCAAAGACGTTGCTCGGCAGGAGGTAGAACTACCCCGGCCCCCGGTGCAATCGGTAACGTCCTTCACCGTCTACAACGATGTGAACGGGTCGGAGACTACGGCGGTAGTAGGCACAAGCAACTATCAGCTTACAGAAGGCTCGGTCATTGTTGAACGGAATACAGGATGGGATATCAACCGCGCGAACCGTGCGGCTACAATCGTCTACGTTGCAGGTTACGGCGACGCATCTACGGACGTACCGGCACCCTTGCGCTTCGCTATGCTCAAGCTCCTAGCGATGTATTACGAACGGCGCGGCGATGAGGACAGGGACTTTGTTTCGAGTCGAGAGCAGGAGATCCTAGAAGACGTTCAAGACTACGTGGTCTACGGCTATTGATCGGAAAACTACGACATAGAATTACGTTCCAGCAGAACGAGTTCACGCGCACGAAGGGCGTTCGCTCCGACAACTGGATTGATGCCGCTACCGTATGGGCGCGGGTCGAGCCGTTACGCGGCACAGAGGTTACGGCGGCAAGCCAGAAGGAAGGCCGCAACAGGCATAAGGTGACGCTTCGATACCGCCCGACGGTAACGGAGCAGTTCCAGTATTTAGACGGCACGGACTTCACGTTCTTAGACGGTGAGCTGTTTTTGTTCATCGGCACGGCAGACGAGGTGGAGTCACGGCTACGCATCAAATTCGGTAGCCGCTTCTTTGATATCCGCGATGTGCGCCAGCTATATCCTCACGACGAACTGACGGTATTAGAGGTGGAGGAAGCAGCATGATCGGTACACTAGACAAGAGGGTAACGATAGAGAAGCGTTCCCTGACCCGCGTGAAGGGCGTGAAGACCGCTGACGGATGGGCAACGATCGAAACCGTCTACGGCTCGCTTGAGCCGCTACGTGGCTACGAGCGGCGCGTTGCCGAACAGAACGGATTGATCGCCACGCACAAGGTCGTGTTGCGCTACCGCGACGATCTGGACGGCGAAGAGTTACAGTATGATATGCGCTTCCTGATTGACGGCGCAGAGTACGAGGTGCGCGAAATTAAAAACCCTGACTTCCGAAACAAGTGGTTTCAGGTCATGGTGGAGTCACGCCGATGATTACCGTAGAAGTAGAGGGGCTGAATAGTGCCCTAGCAAACATTCGCAAGTATTCTGCCGATGTGCAGAAGGACGTAACGAAGGCGTTGAACGACACGGCGCAGTTGGTGCGCCGTCAGGCTATCAAGAACGCACCAGTAAACAAGAAGAAGGGGTTTATCGGGACCAACCTTCGCCGCTCTATCACGGCAGACCCCGCCCGCAACTTCGCGGCATATGTCAATGCCCGCGTCAAATATGCAGAGTTCGTCGAATACGGCACAGGTCGTAGGGGCGCATCGTCTAACGTAGAAACGCCAATGACGTACAGCTACGGCCCGAAGCCAGGGATGAGGGCGCAGCCCTTTATGTGGCCTGCTATCGAATCGGAACGGCCCGCACACCTTCGCCGCTTGCGGCAGGCATTGAAGTTATGAACGACCCACGCAACGCAGTACAGGACACGGTATACGACCTGCTAAACGGGGCGGGCCTGACCGCGCTTGTTGATCCCGATGATAGCGATGCCCTGCCATACACGGTATTCGGCGACGCTACGTTCACGGTCGATGCCATGACTACGAAGACAACCGAGGGCACAGAGGTGGTTCATCAGTGCGTATCTTGGGCGACAGATCCCGACACGGCGCAGGCGAACGCTAACACGGGCCTTGCGGCGATTACCGACAGGACTATAACGGTGTCCGTTACAGGGTACGAAGTGAATGCGGTGCTACCGGACTTTGGTGGGCCGATTATAAAGGACGATTTGAGGCCGAACGAAACGTACTGGGGCGTCCCATACCGCGTTCGTTTCTGGCTCACACAGCAATGAGAAGATTGTACAACATAGGAATACTAACCGCCCTCTGGGGTCGGCACGAAGTCGCTGATATCGTCCTCCGCTACTATTCGGAGATGGAGATAGAAGGCCTTCGGTTGCACCGCGTTGCCGTAGGTAGCGAGGGTGATGTGACGCACTACCTAGCCGAGTCGAACAACTGGCACTACACCGAGGCTCCGAACGAACCGCTATCGGATAAGTGGAACGCGGGCATGGCAAAGATGAAGGGGCACGTTGATGCCGTTCTTATCGTGGGCAGCGATGACCTATTGAGCGAGAAAACGATTCGGATGCTTGTCGCTGAATGGGAAAATGGCGCAGACGTTGTGGGCCTTGAAGACCTCTATTACTACGATCTCCCGAAGGACGCCGTTTACTATTCGCGCCGCTCCCACCCCGGCGCGGGTATGCTTATCGGTGCGTCACCTCTCACGCGCCTTTCATGGCAACCGTGGCCTTCGGGACTTTTCAAGCGTTTAGACGGGCAGTTGATTAACCGCCTAACGACGGACGCCTACCCTTGCAAGACACGATATATCGACAAGTGCAGCGACAAAGAAGCCGTACTTGTTGACATAAAGACGGATACGAATATGTGGTCCGTCGAGGACATGGCCCGAATGACGGGTCGTGTTGACCGCGTTCCGAACGAGGAACTAGACAAGACCTTTCCCGGCCTTCGGGAATTACTGAAACAAACCAACCACGACCATGCCTAACAAACTCGGACGCGAACTACTCCTATACGCGACCACCACCAGCCCCTCGACGGCAACGGACGCAAGCGACTACACGCTTGTCGGCCTCGTCACAGAAACGAACCTGAACCGTTCGCGATCTGCTATCGACGTATCAACAAAGGACTCCGGTTCTAACTCTACGTTTATCGCGGGCCGTAGGAACGAAACGGTATCGGCATCGGGCATCTTTGACCATACGGAAGACGCGGGCTATACCGCCCTGTCTGACGCATACGAAGCAGACAACGGCACGATCTACCTGCTCGTTTCATCTACGACGAACGGCGACACCGAATGGCACGGCACATGTATCATAACGGATCTGTCCCTGTCCTTTGGCGATGATGCCGCTTCGACGTTCTCTATGTCGGCCCAGGTTACGGGTGCGCTTACCGAAGTAACGGGAACGACTACTTAATAGATTATGTATATTACCTGATCTACCTTAATAACTAAGTCAACAACTGACGATGAAAAAGACACACCCTGAAGCTGTTAAGATTGACCTTGACGGTGAGGAATACACAATGCGTATCGGCCCTGCGGCGTTTCGGCTTGCTGAGATGAAGCAGAAGGTGAAGTTTACGCAGGAACAGTTCTCCGCTCCTAGCCTTGCGGACCTTGCGCGGTTCGCATACGTCGGGTGCCTGCTAGATAACCCGAAGCTAAAGGAGGAAGATTTCCTTGTGGGTATGGCGAAATCCGACGAGGGCAAGATTCTTGCCGCCGTTGGTGAATCACTACGCCGGATGACGGACGGCCTCGCGGCCATAGGCGGTGATTCAGAGGGAAACGGGGAGCCGGGGGAGTAAATCCCTCGGCCCCTTTTCCTGATTTTGTCACGCTCGACGGGATGTGCGCGGCCTACCTGGGAATGACCCCGGCGCAGGTCGATGAATGTTCTTTCAGGGATGTATACGTTATGCTTGCCGGGGCCGTGAAGCACACGCGCCAGCAGGCAGAATTGTCGTGGCAACAGACGCTTGCCGTAGCGCAGGCGATTGAAAACACGATGCGTTTACAGGCGGGCAAGAAGCCGAGGCCGCTTGACTATATGTTCAAGCAGGTAAAGAAGCCCCGCATCACGCTTGACGAATACCGCAAACGGCGCGACGCCGCGTTGGAGATAATACATGGCAACGGCAGCTGAACTAACCGTAAAGATCGGTGCTGATATTTCCGCGTTTCAAGCGGGGATGGGTAAGCTAGAGGGCCAGCTGAAAAATGTTGGGGCGAGCCTGAAGAACGTCGGGCGGCAAATGTCGCTTGCCGTTACACTGCCTATTGCCGGGGTCGGCGCGGCGGCTATCAAGGCCGCGTCCGATGTGGAGGAAATGGAGTCGAAGTTCAACACGGTATTCAGCACCGTGGGGGGCAAGGTTCGTAAAGACCTAGATGCCTTCGCAAAGGCTACGGGGCGGTCCCGCTTCGCCCTAGCGGGTATGGCTTCCGAGCTTGGTGATATTATCAAGCCGATGGGTTTCACCGAGTCTCAGGCCGGTGATATGTCTACGACCCTCACGAAGCTGGCCGTAGACCTCGGCTCCTTCAATAATATGCCGATGGACGAGGCCCTTACGCGGCTTCGCGGTGCGCTGATCGGGGCGCATGAAAACGTAGCTACGTTCGGTGTTATCATCAACGAGAACACGCTGAAGCAAGAACTTGCCCGCATGGGCATGGACAAGCTAACGGGGTCGGCGAAGGAGCAGGCGAAGGTACAGGCCCGCATGAATCTTATCATGGCGCAGACCACCGACGCGCAGGGGGATGCAGTGGACACGGCCGGATCGTTTGCAAACAATCTTGAAGGGCTAAAGAATGCCCTGTACGATCTAGGTGTGACGCTTGGGCAGGTGGTCTTGCCACACGCAAACAAGCTGGTAGACAGGCTTCGGGAGATGGTTGCGTACGTGCAGAACCTTAATCCCGACATACAGCGTCTGGGCATCATCATCGCAGGCGTAGCGGCGGCGGCAGGGCCGCTTGTCTTTGCGCTCGGCGGCATTACATCTTCGTTCGGCTCTATCCTTCGCGTCCTCACCCTAACGATGGGGCTATTCAATCCCTGGGTTGCAGGCATCGCAGCGGCGGCAGCAATCGGCGTCGTATTATATCGCCAATGGAACGCAGTCCCGGCGGTGTTCGAAGAGATAAAGCGCACCGCAAAACTAGCCTTTGACATTCTTGTTACATGGTGGATCGATAACCGCGAACTGATTATAGGCCGCATTGCCGCCCTGTGGGAAGCCATACAAGGGGCGTTCGGCGCGGCATTCGTTGCGCTGTCTGAGGTGATCGAAACGGGCCTCGCCTTCGTGCGCGGCTTCTGGGTGGGTTACGGCAGCGAGATCGTTTCAATACTAGGCTTTGCTTTTTCGACGGCCCTGAACGTAGCGACCACCTACTTCAAGAACATGAAGGCGGTGATCGAATTAGGCATGGCCCTGATTAAGCCGGGATGGGATGGGGAATGGGCGGCGTTCACGGCTATCGTTGAGAACAATACGAACTTTGCGAAGACCGCCGTTGAGGATTTTATGCGGGCGGTCGATAGTGAAACCGATCTATCCGATGACCCGATAGACAAGAAGATGCGCCTTGAAGAGTTTAGGGCAAGCCTTACAACAAAGCTAGGGCAGGGCGTTCAGGCACTCAAGGCATTCAGCAAGGGCGCAGACACCGAACTCGTGAGCGGAGATGGGTCGGTAGCGAACAGCGCATTAGAAGCACAGGGGTCTATCCGTGATCTTCATTCGGAGATAGGCGGGTTCACGTTCACCACAACGCAATACTCTTCCTTCGTTACCGCTATCGACTCAATGAAGGGATCGACGGACGCGGCGAAGGAAAGTGTCGGAGACTTGATGGACGAGATCCCTACCGAGTTGGTAATGCCGACATGGGATGTGACTGCGCCGACAGAGGACGATATCGGTTTCTGGGGTACGTACAACGCGAAGATAAAAGAGGCAAGGGATTTCTTTGCTGGCGTGTCGCATCACGCGGGCATTCTTGCTTTCAATCTTACCGATGTGGAGTCGGGTTACTCAGCCCTGTTCGGCGATTCCCCGCAGTGGATGAAAGACCTCGCGAGCTACGCGGACGCGGCGTGGCGTGTGTTCAGGGCGTTTGAGGCGTTGGGAGAATTGATGCAGGCCGAGTTCTGGCGTGGTGTTTACAGCGATATACGCGGCCTCGTTAGTGGCATCGGATCTATTCTAGGCGCAGGTGGCAGCGGCAGTGGTGTTCCCGACTTTACAGGCGGCGCAGGCGGCATAGGTACTACCGGCCCAGGAACGACAAGCACCGGCGCGGCGGCGGCAGGCGCAGGAACTGCCGGGACATGGGCGTCCGGCTCATGGGCAGGCCTTGCGGCTACTGGCTACGTATTCGGTCGGTCCCTCTACCAGCTCTTTGGCGGCGGGCAAACGCAAACGCCCTGGGACCGGGCCGGAATCACGCAGGCCGAGTGGACGCAGCAACAGATTGATTCAGGCGGGTACGCACATATCCTCGGAAACCTTGCAGGGCCGAACAGTGGTATTCTCGGTTTACTGAACGGCAGCACGACGCCAGGTTGGTTATCCGGTCTTCAAGGCTACACGGGCAGCGACACATCGGGTCGAATGAGCAATGGGCAAACCGTCAACGTGATTCTAGACGGCCGCACGATTGCAACGGCAACTGTACCGTATCTTGCCGGTGAACTAGAAGTGAGGGGCACGAACTACTGATGGCGATAGTCATAAAGGATAGCGGCGGCACAGACGTTGACTTTGTGCGTGAATCGTTCTCAATGGAAGACGCCGTTACGCAGCGCGGTACGCTTTCCTTTCAGCACATAGGAACGACGAGGCCGCTTGAGTGGGGGGAGGATGTTTTTGTCTACGACGGCGCATCAAAGATATGGGGCGGCACCGTTGATTCGTGGGTGGAGTCGGACATAACGGTAGCCGGAAACACGGAGCTACGCTTTACCTATCGGTGCGTGGACTTCTCGCAACTAGCCGCCCGTTCTATCATTGCAACGCAGTACGTTGACCAGACGGCGGGGGCAATAGTAACCGCGCTTGCCGGTAACGGCCTGCTTGTAAACTTCGGCGTATCGGCGGGAACGATACATGACGGGGTGACGATTGATTCCATCTCGTTTAACTACCTACCTATTGAAACGTGCCTTGATGACCTTGCCGAACTGTCGGGTTTCTTCTGGGATATCGACAAAGATAAAAACTTAAACTTCCGGCCCGTCGACGCCGCCGCCGCGCCCTTTGACATAACGAGTAGCAACCGCCCGTATCGGTCTATCACGTTTCAGGAAACGCGTGGGCAGTATGTCAACCAGGTCTTCGTGAGGGCGGGAACGACGCTAGATTCGGCAGACACGACTGAGACACAACTGGGCGACGGCAACAAGCGCACCTTCGTGGTCGGTGCGCCGATAGGGTCCACGCCAACGATTGAGGTTGATACAGGCGGCGGGTTCTCTACGCAGACCGTAGGTGTCAATGGTATCGGCACATCCTCGCAATGGTATTATAATGTTGGTTCCTCCATCGTCGTTCATGATAGCAGCGAAACGGTACTAGGTGCTACCGATAAGGTGCGCGTAACATTCAAGGGCCGCTTTCCGATTATTGTATTCGCCGTCGAGGAAGATGCGCTAACGGAGCGGTCGGCGGTTGAAACGGGTAATGGCACTTATCAGCGAGTAATTGACGCCCAGGATCTGGCTTCGTTAGACGAAGCAGAACTAAGGGCGAAGGCTATCCTTGAACAGTATTCACAGGCGCGGCTTACGTGTTCGTATGTAACAGACACGGCGGGATTAGAGGCGGGGCAGACGCAAACGATCAACCTGACCGAACACGGTATAAACGCGAACTTCCTGATTGAAAAGGTATCAGCTTCGATGCTGTCGGACGGGACACTGCGTTACAATGTGGATGCGGCGGCAACGCAGACCGTTGCGGGGTGGAGCTACTGGAAGCAAAAAACCCGGCAAGACCGTAAGTTTGTAGTTCGCGACAACGAGGTGCTTAACAACCTTGCACGACCGTCCGACGATATAACCATTGCCGACGCTTCCTCTACTGCTACATCAGGCGTGGACGGGTTCAATGTCGGCGCATCATCCATTGTGGGGTTAGTAAGTGTTGGATAACATGAACATAAAGGGCCGCGTTCGTATCGAAGTGTCCGACGGGCGCGTCTTCGAACAGGATAACATTGTCACGAACGGCGGGCGCGACCGCATTGCCGCGCTGATCGCGCAAGACACTACGTCGTTCCCTTCGCACATCGCTATCGGCACGGGCTCTACGGCCTTTGTCGTTACCGATACGACGCTCGACACAGAGGTAGACCGCAACGCGATTGCATCGTCTACGGCTTCGTCGGGTGCTACGACGTTCAAGGCGTTCTTCGACAAGAACGAGGCGAACGGGAATACTATTGCAGAAGTCGGTATATTCGATGCGGCGGCGGCAGGCACTATGCTTTGCGCGGCTGTCCTAGCATCGACCGTAGCGAAGACTTCATCCGTCACCCTAACAATAACGTGGACATGGACGTTCGCTGACGCATAATGGCTACAACAGTATTTCCCGAAACATCGGACGCGGTAACAGAAGCAACGTGGCAGGGCTTGAATAAGGCCATTGCCGCCGGTGGCGCATGGACTACCGAGGGCTTCGATGTAACGGTAGACAGCGGCCTTGATATTGATATCGCCGCAGGCGAAGCATTCGTCAATGGCTACTGGGTTTCATCCGACGCCGTGCAGGGCGCGACGATGACGGACAGCACAACGAACTACGTATGGCTTGAGCCAGACGGCACGTTGACGGTAAACACAAGCGGGTCAAACCCCGGCAATGCTTTGCTACTTGCTACCGTCGTTACTTCGGGCGGGGCGATCAGTTCGATCAGCCGCGAAAGCAACGTGACTACCGGCCCCCATGTTTACATTCGAAAGGCCGCATCGGAGTCGGTAACTTCATCTACTACGCTCCAGGATGACAATCACTTGACGGTCGCCCTTGAGCCGGGTTTGTACAGGGCAACGCTTGCATTAGAGGTGACGGCCAATGCATCGGGCGGGATAAAGGTAGCACTTGCAACTACTGCCACGAACGCTCTTCTTGAAGGGGCTGTGTACCTAAGCAATGGGGCGGTAACAGCATGGGCAGACACGTTCGGAACGGCAGCAGGGCATACCGTAGCTTACGCGGGTGAGCCCGTGGTTATCGAGGTCATGTTCGGCCTTGCCGATGCCGGGACCGTGAAGTTACAGTGGGCGCAAAACGCATCCTTCGGGACGGCTACCACGCTTGAAACGGGAAGCATGATGTTTATTGAACGGATATCGTAATGGCTACAACACGATTCCCCGACACCTTAGACACGCCGATTACAGAAGCGAACTGGTCGGGGGTCAATGTTGCGGCTTCTGGCGTTCGCTCTTGGCGGCAGACGGGGTTCGACCTATCGGACGGTGGCGGGCTGAACCTTGACATAGCCGCAGGCACAGCCTACGTGGGCGGCTATTACGTCGATATCACAACGACAACGACGCTTGCTCTCACCGACAATCTTAACTTCGGAGACGGCAATAGGGTATGGCTCCAGGCTGACGGGACGATATACGCCAATGCGTCGAACACACCGACAGCCGCAACGGACCTTCTTCTGGGATGGGTTGAAACAAACTCGGGGTCTATATCTGATATCAATCCGAGCTACGAACTAGATGTGGGCAGCGGGTATCAGATAGGAAACCGGCGTATGTCATTCGGCGGCGTCTTGGGGTCTGTTAGCACCAGCGAGGTCGTGCGCCTTGATCTTGCCGTTGAACCCGGTATGTACTGGGTGTCGATGCGCATCGCCGGTAATAACCCTGCCGCATCACACACGTACAACATTCGCATTACTTGCCTGAGTGCGGCAGAGGCGTCGGCTAATCTTTCTATGCACAGGTATACGGAGAATGGGACAGGTGCGGGAGACTTTGCTTCAAGCGGAACGCAGGTATCATTTGCAAACAACGGGGGAACGGGGCAGCTTACCGGATTCTTTATCGTTCAGGGGGTGATGGAGTTTGCCGACACAGGTAGCATTGAAGTTAAGTTGCAAGTAAGCTCGGGGGCACAGTTTGGTAACGGGTATTTGACGGCTCGCAAGATCCTATAACAAACCGGATTTAGGAATGTGGAATGTATCAGAGTGGGGAAGTGGTCACGAAATACTATTCACAGCAGAGTATCAGAAGCCGGGGTGGGAGCAATGGGTTCTACTGACGGGCGATAGACACTGGGACAATAAAAAGTCCGATTGGGCGTTACAGAAAAAGCACCTTGAACTAGCGAAGGAAAGGAACGCGCCGGTTATCGACGTAGGCGACTTCTTCTGTCTGATGCAGGGGCGATATGATAAGCGCAAGTCTGCTACGGCCATTCGGCAGATACACAGCGGCGATGATTACTTCGACGCCGTGCCCCTTACGGCGGTGGATTTCTTCAAGCCCTATGCGAAACAGTTCGCCGTGATAGGGATGGGCAACCATGAGACGGCAATACTAAAGCATCACCAGATCAACATTACGGATCGGTTCATCTACCGACTGAACAAGGAAACGGGATCGAACGTGATGCGCGGCGGGTACGGCGGCTGGATAAAGCTACGCTTTGCCTACCCCGGCGTTCAGAAGCGTAAGTCATTGCTACTGAAATACCATCACGGGCATGGCGGCGGCGGTAGGGTAACACGCGGAACGCTGAACGCGCAGAGGAACGGGGAGGTGTACCCGCAGGCCGACATAGTAGTGACGGGCCATATCCATGAACGCTGGCACGTAGAAACGACGAAGGAATGCGTTACCGACTACGGGCGCATGGACCTGCGGCCCCAGCATCATATTCAGGTGTCAACGTACAAGCAGGAGTATGACCCGAAGGGGGGATGGCATTACGAAAGAGGGGCACCGCCTAAACCCCTCGGCGGCTACTGGCTACGCTTCACCTACGAATCAAAGCAAGTAGACGGCAAGCAGGTAATGAGCATCAGGGCGCAGCCAATGCCGACGATTTAACGCCAGGATTGCTGGTTGACAAGGGCTGTCTGAATCCTATCATCGTTGCGGTGCCTATCGTAGATCGTATCAGGCACTTCTAGGTACTTGATCCAATTTCGTTTAGGCGGTGGCACCCGCATAATATCGATGCCTAGCGTGTTGCACTTTACCCCTACGTGGATATCTGCCATGTTCTCGTATGGGAAATCCGATATGTCGAATCTGGCATGATCGGTATGGTAGCAGAATACCCCGGTGCCGGGGATATGAACCCGCTCCACCTTCTTGTCGAAGGTGCGCCAGTCGTGCTTGATGCGGGCCGACTTGTCACGGTAGTAGGACTTGCTTTCTTTCAGGACGATACGCCCCATGAGGGACACGGGGCACCCGTGCTTTTCGGCCTGTTCTACCATGTAGGCGGCGTAATCGTCGGGCATAACTAAATCATCGTCAAAAGTTAAAATATATCCGCTGTAATTATGCATCTTCCAATCGACTGCGAACTTGCGGGCATCGTCTGTGCGCCCGTCAACGTCGCGCTTCCACACAAAGGTGCGGCATTGACTTCGCATTGCGGCCTCTGCTTTGCGGGCTTGTTTTTCCCTGCCTGGAATTGTCGCCATTGATGCGATCATCGGACCCGCTCTTTAAACATTTTAAGTACTCGCCTCTTGTGCTCTTCTGGATTGTCCTTTCTCCACAAGACTTCCGCTACTATTTCATTCCATGACGGGTGTTCATTAACTGCTTCAAAGTGCGCTCCTGCGAATAATCTAAAGGTTCTAAGTGCGAGTATTTTGCTTCCTGAATACATTGAGTCATGCCACTTGCCGCCTGTTTCTGTTATAAAATGCTTTTCAGCCCCAAGAGCAATTGCATCGCTTTCAAGTATAGCCTGCTCATATGATATACCGTGGAGGTCATCGTAAAACAAGCGCATATCGCAATCGGCCTTGTATACCCTTTGTGCGCTACATGAACGGGCCATCCACCTGTGTTCTTTGTAGTGGCATTTTCTACAAAGGGTTAATCCGTTTGTAATAACATATCTCAGTTTTGGATATTTTGCCCACGGCTTTACATGGTGAGCGTGTAGTTCATCTTTGGACCCGCATTGAGTGCACTTGTGACTATCTCTTGCAATCACCCGTTTTCTCCACTTTCTATATCTTTTATCATTCCATCTGCTCACAGCGGGTTCCTCTTTCGTTCGTCGTAGTGCATTTGCGAATCATGTTCGCCGTGTTCATACAATGTATCACTTACCTGGCAGACACGCAAACCGGACCTCCAAAGCGCAAGGCTCATATACTTTCCAACGCCTGACGATGCGTTCGTACTGAAGTGTTCGGCAGGGATATGCGGGACTCGCCAAGACAGGGCTTCCAGTACGTCCCTACTACACGCAAAGCATCCGTCTACCCAATGCGTTAGCCAGCGTTCGCGTTCGTCTACGGGATCGACAGGCACCCAGCATGGGCCGCGTCCGCGCCCGTCAACAAGAGGCACTATCACATCACAGTGTTCAAGGTGCGACAGCATCCGTTCGACGGGGTTTGTCACAGCCGGGGTAACGTCATCGGGTAGGAATACAAACGTGTCGGCATCGGACTTGCGGCAGGAATCAAGAACGTGATCCCAGGTTTCGGCGAAGTGCCTGTGCCCCGGTGGTTTGTGCAGCGTGAATTGCAACGCATCAACATGGTAGTAGGGCAGGCCCCCGCCGTCATGGAATACGTTTATGTCCGCGTCCGTTTCGTAGCGCGTCAGGTCCACAAGGCGGCGGCACATATCGGGCCGCTTGTAGGTGATGATTGATATTAGGAGGGAATCCATACGTGGGTAGCGGTTGCGTTGAATACTTTTGGCAGGCGCGTATGATCGGACAGAAGCCAGTCGGCTGTCTCTAGGTTCACGCGGTCTGTTTCTTCCATGATAACAAGGGGGCGGTGAATGGTTACGATACCCATGCTTGCTATTAGGGCGTGTAGCGACATTCCCTCTGCGTCGATCTTTATAGCCGTAGGCTTGAACGTGCCGATTACGTGCGCTAGGAAATGCCCCGTCTTTGTTAGTTCGTCCGCGCCCGCCCTTTCAAAGCGCGTCATGCCGACGTTGCCTTCGGGCGGCGGCACAAGGCGGTAGTCTATCTGCGGGCCTATCAGGTAGCCGCGCGTCTGCACCCTATCCCATAGGTTATTTGCGGACAGGTTCTTCTTTAGGCACTCACCGTTTGCCGGGGCGGGTTCGATAGCAAACACCTTTGCCCCTAGCTCCCCCGCAAAGAAAACGGAATGATTCCCTAGACAGGCACCTACGTCCACGACACGTTCGAAGTATTGCGGGTTGTCGTATGCCCATCGCAACACGCCGCGTTCTCCGTATTCGTAGAAGTGCCCCGCTCGCCAGTGCCGCACCTGATGATCGCCCTCCGGTCCGTGCATAGCATAGACATTTCCTGACGGACCCTTTACGGGTATTGGGTTCGTATCAATCTTCATTGTTCAACGCTGAATGGTGGGCGCAGAAGAAGTCGGGGTTACTGACGGGTTGCGGAACGTCCATCCCCAAGTCATAGCTGTACTCATAATCGCCCCCATCGGTAACTGGTAACTGGCAATGGCCTGATCCCTCATCGGGCATTGGGCGTGAATATCTAATCCAATTCTCACACGTTTCGCACCTGATGCCTGAGTTACGGATAGCGTCTGCAAGGGTGTTTCCGCAAGGAACCTTGTCGCTGTCTATGGTGAATCCGTCCCGCCTCGTTTTTAATATCTCGTAGCTCATTGTTTTTTACTCCACCTCCGATAGAATACGTGTTCGTGCAAGATGCCAAATACTCCCCACATAAGCAAGCCAGCCCACCAAGGATAGCCGTGCATGACAGCTGCGTGAACGAAGATGCCCACAAGCAGGACGGACTTGGTTAGGTGCCAGAAGTCGATAAACGAAGCGCCGCCCACGTAGACCCACCATTTGAGCGATCCGTCATCGTTGTACTTCACCTTCCAGTTGTTGCCCCACCAAGCATCTGGTATAAACGGGAGCATGTTTTTCAGCCATTTTGGAACCCACTTGTGGAAGCTGTTAGCGTCCATCGCGTCAAGATGGAGCGTGACAAACAACGTGAATAGGAGTAGGTCAAACATAGCGGGTTTCGATTTCGGATTCGTCGAACGTCAACCCGTGAATATACACTCGTGTGCCGAAAACGAGTAAGCCCGCAGGCATCCCCTCAATCGTGTACGTCACAGATTCGGGTTTGTGCTTGTCGGTGTCGAGGGCGCGAAGCTTGGTGCTATCGTGCCATGCAATCGCTTCGTTCTCTCCCTTTGAAAGCGGTAGCGTGTACATCCCGTCGAGTTCGTAAGGAATGCCCATGCCTTCGGGTATCATGAACCGATCACCCTCATCCAGTTCGGAATACTTGACTCGTTGCAGTTTGACTACGCGGGTCAGCTTCATCCCTCTGCCTCCGTGTCTGTGTGTGGTGCTTTGTTAATGGCTCTTTCGATCTTCCTTCTCCCACAAGCTGAATCGGTTCTCATCCAAAGTCGGTGCAGCCTTTCTTTCCTCATCATTCCAACAATACGTTGTCTGGTCTGGTCATCATATTCAAAGCGCCTTGCATACGCATCCTCTATTGATAACCATTCATCCTTTGGTTTCGCAAGCATCATCCCTCTGCCTCCGTGTCTGTGTGTGAATGGTCAATGGCAAGCCTGACAGCGTTATCCATGACCTCAAGCCTTTTTATGTGCTTGAACGGCCCTTCCTTGAGCCTCCGCAGAAAAAGGTTCTCGTTCAATT